TCGCAGCGCGAACCTTGGCGGCGCGGACCTTCGCAGCGCGAACCTTTACGGCGCGAACCTTTACGGCGCGAACCTTGGCAGCGCGAACCTTGGCGGCGCGGACCTTCGCAGCGCGAACCTTCGCAGCGCGAACCTTTACGGCGCGGACCTTCGCAGCGCGAACCTTGGCGATTGTGGAAAGTTGACCGGCGATCGTCCGTTTTTCCAAGTTGGCCCAATTGGTTCGCGGTCTGACAACTTGCTTGCGTTCCAAACAGAAAAGGGTGTTTATCTGCGTGCCGGTTGCTTCTTTGGGTCACTTGAAGAATTTGGGGAAAAGCTGGAAGCTGAACATGGTGACAACCAGCACGGCAAAGAATACAAAGCCGCCTTGTTTTTGGTTGAAGCCCACTTTGCTTTGTGGGGTGCTAAATGATTCATATTGATATCGCCCAATTCAAAGCGCATTTGCAGATCGCACCCAAATCCGACTTGCGTCACTATCTGAACAGTCTGTGCTTTGAGATATGCGCCAATGGTGACGCTCTCTTGGTCAGCACGGACGGTGTGATGCTGTTGGTGACTAAGCTGCCCCCCTTGTTTACAGGGGATGCTTTTGAAACCCCGCAGTGCATCAAGATACCGCGCGAAGCGGTTGAGCGTGCGATTCTCAATGTAAAGGGTGAATTGTGTTTGACACCAACGCACCTGGGTAACGTCCAGTTTGAACAGGCCGAAGGCAGTTACCCTGATTGGCGACGAATCATTCCCAAACAGGAAAATGAATCCGCAGGTTTGAACTACAACCCTTTGTTGCTGGCCAAGATGAAAAAGGCGTTCATGTATCTGAAGGCTGGCGAAACGCAGATGTTTGGTGTGAAGGGCCACCACGGCATGGCAGTGTTCACCGCCAAAGATACTGACGCCATTGGGATTGTGATGAGTTTGCGGGCCAACCCCGTGTGGCGCATGCCTTTTGTGGTGCCCACATTCAACTAAAAGTAACTTTAAGCCCCCGTGTCATTTGAAGGACATTGGGGGCGTTGTATCAGGTTCAGCGAACCTTTGAGCATTTGCAATCGCACGTTCACGCGCATTCCCATCAAGCGGATAACTGGCAAATGTGGCATCGGCGGTTTTGCGCAAAACCCCGATATCTTGATCATGGCAATAGAAAGAATACAGTGCGGTCCCCGATGCTTCACGGCCAACAGGTGCAATGCGTGGGTCGACGTCTTCAGGCGTAATTGATGGAAAACGCATTGCGGCCAAACAATATGCGGCTAATGCAATATTTTCCCGCTCAGATGGAAACATGCGAACCTTAACCAAAACCAAATTCTCTTTGATCAAGTTCTTAGCCTGAACCGCCGCCGAAGCTTCGAGAAGTCGTTTTTTACGCGTCTTAACCGTCTCAGATTCGACGCCAATTTTGATGCTTCTTATACAATCATAACAAGCGCCAGACTGAACATAACGGTAACTGATGTGACCGTTCTTACATGCGTTGCCCGTAAAATATTTATTTTCGCCAGCCAACAAGGCTTGTTTGCGTGTTTTGACTTCCATTTGAACCCCTTTTATGATGTTAAGAGACATTTTATCATAGTTTTATAAGAAAAGTCTACCCCGCGATTGGCTTTTGACATGCATCAGATACGCCCCACCGTTTTTATATATAGTCTTAATTATGTTATGACATAGCATAATTAGGATAAGAAGGCGTTTTACCTGTACACCAATTTTAATAAATTACGGGGTAACGGGGTAAAAGAGGGAAAAGGGTATATAAATCAATGACTTATTTTACCCACCCCGTAATTTTGTTGTGTGGGGTAACGGGGTAAGAGGCGCAGGCACTTTTGCTGTGGTTGGCAATTGTGGAATCTTGTGGTTAGAATCGGAACACTATGAGCCTAAATGACCGCCAAACCCGCTTCGCGCAAGAGTATTGCAAGGATTTCAACGCCACGCAGGCGGCTATTCGTGCGGGCTATTCTGAAAAAACGGCGGGGCAATTGGGCCATGAGCTATTGAAAAACGTTGAAATTGCGGAGCGAATCGAAGAACGCAAAGAAGAATTGGCCTCGATTGCCGAAATCGATGCCGCTTGGGTCTTGAAGCAATGGAAGCAAATTGCAACGGCTGATGCCAATGAACTGGTTCAAATGCGCCGCGTGTGCTGCCGTCATTGCCATGGGTACGGCCATCAATACCAGTGGACCGAAGGTGAGTACATGCAGGCGGTCAACAAGGCCGTGGACGCTGGCAAGGTGGCCCCCGACGGCATGGGTGGATTCGGATTTGACCTGAATGCTGACCCCCACCCCGAATGCCCTGAATGCGGTGGCAATGGCCAAGAGTTCTTGCATGTGGCCGACACCCGCCGATTGAAGGGAAGCGCAAAGCGACTTTATGCGGGCGTGCAGCGAACCAAAGACGGCTTGAAGGTCATCATGCGCGACCAGGACGCCGCCCTAGCGAATATCTCCCGATACCTCGGCATGTTGGTGGACCGCAAAGAAATCAGCGGCCCCAACGGTGGCCCCGTGCCCATGGCACACATCACAGCCGAAGACCTGACCGACGACCAGTTGGCCGCGATTCTCAAGGCTGACGAAAAGGAACCCGAGTGATTGGCCGAAGAGAGGCGGCGGCGGAATTGTTGCGACGCCGTGAAGCACGCCGCAACCTGGTCGCGTACATCCAGTTCACAAGTCGAAAATATAAAACCTCGGGTTTCTCCGCATCGGTATGCGCAGCCCTCGATTTGTTCATTGATGACATGGTGGCGGGTCGTCGCCCGATTCTCGTTTTGCAAGCGCCACCCCAGCACGGTAAATCCGAAATCGTCAGTCGCAAATTGCCAGCGTTCATCCTCGGTCGTTTCCCCGATTGGCGCGTGGGTGCTGCCAGCTATTCGGATGAGTTGGCCGGAGCCATGGCGCAAGACGTGCGGCGAAATATTGCCAGCGACGAACACAAATGCCTGTTCCCCGCGCCGGTTGAACGTCGGCGTTACGACATTAACCGTACCGGCGAATTCACCGCACCTGGTGGCAGTGGTGGGTATCTCGGGGTCGGTGTTGGTGCTGGCCTGACTGGCCGTCCCGTTGATATCGGCATCATTGATGACCCCGTCAAAAACGAAAAAGAGGCTTTGAGCCCCACCACCAAAAACGGCCATTGGAATTGGTACCAAACGGTTTTCACAACCCGTCTTTCGGAGAACTCAGGCCAGATCATCATGGCGACAAGCTGGGCCGAAGATGACTTGCCTGCCCGCATTTGCGCCCATTTCAAGGGTGACCCTCGGTTGACGGTCTTGCGCTTTCCGGCCATCAATGAACCAGGCGAAGTCGGTTACAACCCCAATTTGCCCAAGGGGCCTTTGGTCCCCGAGTTGAAAAGTCTCACGTTTTTGCAAGAAGTCAAAAGCCTGTTTTCGGAATACTGGTGGGCGGCCATGTACCAACAGTGCCCAAGGCCACTTGGCGGCAACGTCTTCAAAGAAGAGGGCGTGCGCTACTATTTGCCCAAGGACTTGCCGAGCAAATTTGACAAGGTGTTGGCATCATGGGACTGCACGTTCAAAGACACCGATGGCACCGACTTTGTCGTTGGTCAGGTTTGGGGCAAGGCTGGCGCAAATTCCTATTTGCTGGCGCAGGTGCGTGCGCGTATGAGTTTCACCAAGACCGTCAAGGCGGTGGTCGACTTGCGCGAAGCATGGCCTAAGAGCCGTGAGATTTTGATTGAAGACAAGGCCAACGGCCCAGCGGTCATCGATACCCTGAAAGCCAGCGTGCCAGGCATCATCCCAATTGAGCCTGATGGCTCCAAGCTTGCGCGGGCACATGCGGTCACAAGTTACTGGGAAGCTGGCAATGTGTGGCTGCCACATCCTGACCTTTCGCCATGGGTCAAAGACTTGGTGGGCGAACTCACATCGTTCCCAGCGTCGGCCAACGATGACCAAGTTGACGCCTTGACACAAGCTTTGCGCCGGTTGTACCCATTGTTCAATAAACTGAAAATCAGCCAAGAAGCGATAAACAAAGCAATGGGGCGCTAAAATGCCCAACAATTTATTCGGAGTGACCAACATGTCCGCAGCAAAACCCAAAGCCCCGCAAACTCAAAAACGTGATGGTTTGCGACGTGCTGCGGCCAAAGCCAAAACCTTGGCGGCTGATAGTTCGATGAACAAGCCGTATACGTACCCAATCAAGCCGCCCGAGCTTATGCCCAATATCGCCCCCCGTGGCGTGACGCCACCGGTGATGGCCATGGATTTGAATCCGTACACCTTCGCGGCCCAAACATTCCCCGGCGGCGGCTTCCCTGGCTTTGCGTACCTTTCGCAATTGGCGACCCGCCCTGAATACCGCGCGTTTGCTTCGACACTGTCAACTGAAGTGACACGCGAATGGATTGAATTTACCAGCAAGCAAGACGACGACACGGACAACAGCGACAAAATCAAAGCGATTGAAGATGAATTCAAGCGCCTGAATATTCGTGAAGTTTTCCAAAAGGCTGTTGAGCACGATTGCTACTTTGGGCGTGCCCAAATCTTCATCGATATCAAAGATGCCGACCGCGACAAGCCGTTGATTCTCGACCCTCGCACGGTGAAGGTCGGTTCACTCAATGGCGTCATGCCCGTGGAAGCCATTTGGACAACTCCCAGCGGTTACAACGCATTGGATCCAGCGGCCCCCGATTTTTACAAACCGAACGGATGGTTCATGCTGGGCCAACAGGTCCACGCGTCACGCCTGATGACCGTCGTTACCCGTGCGCTGCCTGACATGCTCAAGCCAGCATTCAACTTCGCAGGCATGTCGTTGAGCCAGCTTGCAGAGCCTTATGTCGACAATTGGTTGCGCACCCGTCAAAGTGTGGCCGACCTGATCAACAACTTTTCAATCACCGCGCTTGCCACATCCATGGACCAAGTCTTGCAAGGTGATGACGATGGGTCTGACGTCTTCGCGCGTGCCGACTTGTTCACGGCCACGCGCAGTAATCGCGGTTTGATGTTGCTCGATAAAGAGCGTGAAGAATTGGTGCAAGTCAACACACCTTTGTCGGGACTTCACGAACTTCAAGCCCAATCCCAAGAACACATGTGCAGCGTGTCACGTACACCAGCCATCGTCCTGACCGGCATCAGCCCCAGCGGTTTGAATGCGTCAAGTGATGGTGAGATTCGTATCTTCTACGATTGGATTGCGGCGCAACAAGAAGCCTTTTGGCGTGCCCCGCTTGAAACGATTTTGAAAGCCGTCCAACTTTCATTATTCGGAGAAATCGACCCTGACATTGATTTCAAATTCGTGCCGCTGTACCAAATGACACCCAAAGAGGAATCGGACATTCGCACGGCTGACGGTGCGACCGATGTGGCTTATATTGACGCCGGCGTCTTGGACCCAAGCGAAGTGCGTGACAAACTGGCGAAAGACCCGAACAGCGGCTATATGGGTTTGGACACTTCGGTCATGCCGGTGTTGCCCAATCCATATGACAACCTAGAAGCTGCTGACAAAAGCGTGAGCGAAGCACAGCACAAAGCAATGGCGGCGGCTGCAAGTGGGCATTCAAATCTTGGCATTCCCAAGAAAGTTGGCGAAGAATTTTTGAGCAAAGACAATGGCGCTAAAGCCTAAGACCACCCGCGCGGTTCACGCCAACCGTGGCATTGAAGCCAAATATCGCAAGGCCATGCAACGCATGATTGCCGAAATGCACGGGTCGGTTGAATATTGGCTCACCGCCGCTTATCGCAAAGACCCACCCCGCATGCTGGCGCTAGTTGAGCAAGCGCAGGATGCCAGCCCGTCGCGCGACATTAAAAAGATTTTGGACGACCTGGCCAAACGCTGGATTGCGCGTTTTGACGAATGGGCACCGAAGATCGCCGAAGCGTATTTGCAAGGTATGTTCAAAACCAGCGACAGTGCGTTTCGTCAGGCGCTCAAAGATTCGGGCTGGGCGGTTGATTTCAAAATGACGCCTGCTGTGCGTGACGCCTTCAATGCGTCGCTTGAAGAAAACGTCGGCTTGATTCGCTCCATTCCCGAGCAATATTTGCAACAGGTCGAAGGCGTCGTGATGCGGTCGTATGCTGTTGGCCGAGATCTCGAATCGATGGTCAAGGATTTGAAACAGCTTTATCCCAAGGCCAGCCACCGTGCCGAATTGATTGCGCGTGACCAATCGAACAAGGCGAATGCCGTGGTCAACCGTGCGCGACAAATGGAACTTGGCATCACCGAAGCCATTTGGATGCACAGCCACGCGGGGAAGAATCCGCGCCCTGACCATGTGGCCGCTGATGGGAAACGATATAAGATTGCCGAAGGTTGTAAAATTTCCGGTGAGTTTGTGCAACCAGGCGAAGAAATCAATTGCCGTTGCACCAGCCGACCAATTTTGCCAATTTAAGGGGCCATCATGTATCCGTCCAGCATCAAACAGAATCGCCAAAGCCGTGTGGACGTTTCGCCAGAATTGGCATCATTCTTCGCTGGCACCCAATTTCGTGTATTTCGTGAAATCACCTTGGGCGCTGGGGCTTCGATGGTTTTGAAACTCGACCGCACTTGTGACATCATCATTCGCGGCTTTGATCTGGACGTAAGCGCCGGTGAACTTAAAGCTGAAATTTTTAGCGGTGCGACAACCGGCGGTTCATTTTCCGAAGCCGTCACAATTTTCCCAAAGAACCTTTCTTCAAGTTTGCCCACGCCGGTTTATAAAACGCAAGCCGTGATGACAACCGGCGGCACGATTTCTGGTGGTACGTTGATTGACGTATTGCGCGTTAAGACCAGCAACGCCACGGGTCAAGTCGCATCGATTGGTGGGAAAATTGAAGATCAATACGGCGCACCGGCTGGAACGGGCTATTACAAAATCAGCAATCCCGGCAATTCTGATGCGACTGCCATTTTCAAAATGTGGTGGGAAGAATTGCCAACCGTTTAATTTTCATGCCACAATTGCGCTATGCCAGTAACTCGACTTGCTTTTGACCGAACCGCCCGACGGATTGACGCCGACGGACGTTTGCACGTCGACCGCTCTCACATTTCCAAGGCTACGGTTAATCCCTATTACGGCCGTGAAATTCCGGGTTACGAAGAATTAGGCTTAGAGCCCGACAAAATTTATCGACTGTTCCGTGACCCTGTGGAATTGGAGCGTGGCGCACCGACGTTTGCCCGCTTGCCCATTTTGTCGGAGCATGTCCCCGTAACCGTCGACGCCCCACGTCCTGATTTGGTCGTCGGTGCGATTGGCTCTGAAGTTGCATTTTCCGCCCCTTATCTTGACGCTGACCTTTGCGTTTGGGATGCGGCGGCCATCGCTGGCATTGAAACGGATAAGGTGCGCGAATTGTCTTGCGCGTATCGATATGTTCCCGTGATGGAAGCCGGTGAGTTTGAGGGGCAACCCTACGATGGCCGCATGACGAAAATTCAAGGAAATCACCTGGCGTTAGTTGAGGTCGGCCGCGCTGGGGCTGATGTAGTTGTGGCCGACCGTAACCCTTTCACATTCAAGGAATCCGCCATGAAGATGACCAAACTGGGCAAGGCCCTTTTTGCGGCACTCTGCGCGGCCTCTCCGGTACTGGCAGCGGATTCCGCTTTGCCCGCATTGGTAGGCCCTGCGACCCGCAAAAATTTCAAAAAGGACGACGTCAAAGCCAAATTGCTGGCCCTCGATGCCGAACTTGACCCGCAACAACTTGACAATGTGATTGACGCATTGTTGGACGTTGAGCAAGAACCCAAAGCCGTGGAAACCCCAATGGCGGCGGCTGATGAATCCCCTGCTGACAAGCTTCGCAAGTTGCTGGCTGGCAAAGTGGACGAATCGGTCATTGAAGAGGCTTGCGGCTTGCTTGCAGCCCCTGCCGCCGCCGTTGATGCTGACCCCAAGAAGGATGAAGGCATGAAAAAAGAAGACGTCACCGCCGCCATGGACGGTTTGCGCAAAGATATGCGCGAAGCTGAAGAGGCACGCCGTGAAGTCCGTGACGTTGTTGGCGACGTCATCGGTATGGATTCCGCCGCCGAAGTTTATGGCTTTGCGCTGGACCATTTGAAGGTTGACCACAAGGATGTGGAAGGCGCACCCGCCCTTCGCGCTTTGTTCAAGGTCGCATCTAAGTCTTCTGCACAACCCGCCCGTGTCGCTCAAGACGCAGCCGGTTTGAGCGAGAAGTTCCCTGGCGCAAGCCGCTTCCGTAACGCTTAAAGGAGGTCATTACCATGACTGGCTTTCAAAAACAGGTCAATCTGACTCCCGCGCCAGCGGTAGCCGGTGACTTTGCTTCTTCCAATCCCCGCGCCACCGTCTTGGCTGGCCCCGGTGGTCTTGTTGCTGGCGCTGGCGGTGTTACTGTCGGTAAGTTCGCTTGGGTCGACGCTGATGGCGTAACAGCCCGCAGCCGTGGCACCAAAGCCACTGCCCCAGCCGGTTTCGTTCATCGTGAACAACAAGCTTTGATTCAAACCTACTTGGCTGAATCTGGCATGAACATTCCGGTCGGCTTCCCCGTGACTTTGCATAATGAAGGCGACTTCTTTGCAATCAACGCTGGCCCTGGTGCTTTTGCTGTCGGTGACGCTGTGTATGCCAACTACGCGAACGGTGATGTGGCGCAAGCTGCTGCCGCCAATGCGTCAGCCACGGCTTCCATGGGTGCAACCTTCACGGCTTCTGGTTCGGGCACAAACCTGACCGTGTCGTCCGTGACCGGCTTGATCAGCATCGGTGAGACTTTGAGCGGTACCGGCATTCCCGCTGGCACCACCGTCGTGTCGCAAACCAGCGGCACCACTGGCGGCGCAGGCGTTTATGTGACAAGCGTGGCGACCACAATCTCCGCAGCCACTGCGACCAGCTTCGGTAATGTGTTGAACGTGACCGCAGTTGCATCCGGTTCTTTGGATATTGGCGAATCTGTGACCGGTACCGGCATCCCTGCTGGCGCTGTGTTGGCTTCGCAAGTTTCCGGCGCAATCGGCGGTGTTGGTGTGTATACCTTGAGCCTTCCAGCCACGGCATATGCGGCCTCTACGACCGTGACCAGTGTTGGCGGTGTGACTGCGACAGGCTGGAAAGCCCAATCAGCCGCAGCCGTTGGCGAACTTGTTAAAATTTCTACTTGGGGTTAAACCATGAATCCAATTCTTCAAGCACTTATGGAACGCGCTGGGGTCCATTTCATGGGCCAATCTGGCGTAGATTTCCAAGCGCCCAACGTGTCTTTGCGTATGGCGCACGACGGCTTCGCATGCGATGCCCAACCCTCGCTCGTTACGGCCAGCAACAGCGGCATCCCCGCGTTCTTGTCCACCTTCGTTGACCCGAAACTGATTGAAGTTTTGGTGTCACCAATGAAGGCGGCTGAAGTTGTTGGCGGTGAAGTCAAAAAAGGTGATTGGACCACCGAAACGGCCATGTTCCCCATGGTTGAATCGACCGGTGAAACATCATCTTATGGTGACTACTCCGAAAACGGCGTGGCCGGTGTGAACTCCAATTTCCCACAGCGCCAAAGCTATCACTACCAAGTGATGACGCAATGGGGTGAGCGTGAATTGGAACGCGCAGGTTTGGCACGTATCGATTGGGCGAACCGCACCAACATCGCGTCTGTCTTGACTTTGAACAAGTTTCAAAACAAGACTTACTTCTTTGGTGTGGCCGGTCTGCAAAACTACGGTTTGCTGAACGACCCCAACTTGAGCGCCGCAATCGTGCCAACCACAAAGGCTCTTGGCGGCACAAGCTGGGCCGGTGCGACCGCGCAAGAAATCAACGCTGACGTGCAAAAGCTGTACAAGCAATTGCAAACGCAAGCGGGTGGTTTGGTGCAACTCGACAGCAAAATGACCTTGGCAATGTCGCCCGTGTCTGAAGTCTATTTGACCAAGACCACGGACTTCAACGTCAACGTGTCGGATATTCTGAAAAAGAACTTCCCCAATTTGACTGTCAAGACCGCGCCTGAATACTCGACAGCGTCGGGCGAACTGGTGCAATTGATTTTGGATGAAGCCGAAGGTCAGCGCACAGCCGACACGGCTTTCACCGAGAAATTGCGTGCCCACCCAATCGTCGTGCAATCTTCTAGCTTCAAGCAAAAGAAGTCGCAAGGCACTTGGGGTACCATTATTTTCCGTCCCGCTTTCATCGCCCAAATGCTGGGTGTGTAAGTAACCGGTAAATGACAACCTGGGGGCTTCGGTCCCCAGGCTTTTAACTTAGAAACTGGAGAGTTTGAAAATGGCAAAAATCGTTATTGTGGGTTGCAAATTGCCCCACGGAATTACCCTTGAACACCCGATGAATCCGACCGTAAAAGTCGAATTGATTGGTAAAAACAAGGCTGTGATCATTGGCTCTGACTATGCGACAACCGAAGTCGACGGCGACTTTTGGGCGCAATGGGAAGGTGTCAACAAAGAATTTCCGGCGTTGAAATCTGGTGCAATTTTTGTTGCAAAGAACGTCAACGACGCAACCGCCATCGCAAAAGAAAACAAAGATCGCAAAAGCGGCTTTGAAGCAATGCGCACTGACGGCAAAGACGAACGTGCAGCGGGCGTGAAGTCCGCTACAACCAAGGACGAATAAACCATGACCGCCGTCGTGTTTGACCCGGCGGCCTTTAAGGCTCGCTATCCTGAATTCACAAACGTGGCTAACCCCACGCTCCAATTGTGTTTTGACGAAGCGGGCCTTTATTTGTCCAACAAAGACAATTCGCCCGTGCAGAACATCACGCGGCGAACAATCCTTTTGAACATGCTGACCGCACATATTGCCTTCATTGGCGGTAAATTGAGCGCAGACGGCATGCCACGCCCCGTGGGGCGCTTATCGCAAGCCGGTGAGGGTAGCGTATCCGCCGCGTTTGAAGGGCCACCCGCTGGCTCTGCGCAATGGTTCCAACAGTCACAGTATGGCGCAGCCTTTTGGCAAGCCACATCCAGTTTGCGCGGGTTCCGTTACCGCGCACAGCCAACGGTTTATTGACCATGGCGACCCACTCGATAAAAGGTGCAGAAGGACTTTCCAAAGCCCTTGGGGATATCGCACGTCGCATGGGTTCTGGCAAAGTTGATGTGGGCTTTATGGCTGGCGCTACATATCCCGATGGCACGCCCGTGGCGGCGGTGGCCTACTGGAACGAATACGGCAATGTCGGCCAACCCGCCCGCCCCTTTTTCCGCCAAATGATTGCCAAAGAAGCTGGCACATGGGCTGACAAAATGGCCAAGCTTGCGAAGGCCACCAACTACGACGGCAAGCGCGTGTTGGCGCTCATGGGTGAGGATGTTGGCGGAGCGTTGGCGCAAAGCATCAATGATCTCGAATCGCCCCCGTTGGCCCCCAGCACAATCGAAGCCAAAGGCTTTGCGAAGCCGCTGATTGACACATCGCACATGATCAATTCAATCCATTATCAGGTTGATGATGGGACACAAGTGAAGGTTGCACCGTAATGGACTTGCGCGGAATCGCCAATGGTGTGACCAGCACCGTGAACCCGAATGAAACCGTCAACGTTTTACGGTCGACGGGTTTTACCATCGGCGCTGGGGCCAAACAAGTACCATCGTTTGCGGCCCCCGTGAGCGGCCCCGCGCAAGTGCAAGCATTGGATGCAAATGACATTAAACAATTGGATGGCCTGAATATTCAAGGCACCATTCGTGCGATTTATTTGCGTGGAGCCCTCGCGGGGGTTGTGCGTCCAAATCAAACCGGCGGCGACATTGTCAAACGCAAGAATGATTCTGAAACTTGGCTTGTCGTCAAAGTGCTGGAAAGCTGGCCCGATTGGACCAAGGCTGCAATTGTTTTGCAGGGGCAATGATGTACACCGCAAGCATTTCAGTTGATCAAGTAATTGATGCACTCAAAGACTTTTTGACGCCATTCGTGCCAGGTGGGCAGGTGGTCCGCGCACAGGTCAACCGTGTGGCGTTGCCGTCGAATCCGTGCTGTGTGCTGACTGAACTTTTGCAGGTTGATTTGAGTGTACCGGCCACGGATTACCAGCCGCTCGCCGGTACCGCCACAATTTATGGCCCATCACGCATCGACGTGCAAATTGATTTTTATGGCACCCAAGCTGGGGAATTTTGCAAGACGGCAAAAACCGCCTTTCGTTCCCATTGGGGCTTCGCTCATTTCCCCGCAAACATCAAGCCGCTTTACACGTCCGATGGCATTCAATCGCCATTGCTCACAGGGGAACAACAGTATGAAAGCCGATGGACGTTGACGGCTTCCATGCAATACAATCCAACCGTTACGGTCCCACAAGATTATGCGGATTCTTTGGTCTTGGCTAAAGTTCTCCCCGCTGATGTTGTGAGCCCGTAATTTTCGGATTACCACTTATTGAATTGAGGTGAACAAATGACTATCCCGGCCAGTGACATTGTTGTCGTAAATCCCGGCGTCGTTGGTTCCGGCGGTAATCCGCTGGCTCTAAACGGCGTCATCCTTTCCCAAAGCCTTTTGCTCCCGACAATGGCCGTGCGTTCATTCGCCAGCGCCGATGCGGTTAAGGCTTTCTTCGGTGCTTCGTCCGCTGAATATGCCATCGCTCAAGTTTATTTCTTGGGTTTTGACAATTCAACAATCAAGCCCGGCACGCTGTACTTTGCACCATACGTTGCGGCTGACCGTGCTGCGTGGTTGCAATCGGGCAATTTGTCCGGCATGACGTTGACCCAGCTTCAAGCCCTCTCGGGCGTGCTGACTGTGACCGTCGATGGCACAAGCTTCACATCGTCAAGCATCAACCTTGCCACGGCCACTAGCTTCAGTGATGCCGCGACAAAAATCACCGCAGGTTTCACCGGTACCGGCAAGCCAACTTGCACATGGAATGCTGTGAACAGCACATTCAGCTTGAACAGCGCCACCACGGGCGCTGCGTCGACCATTACGTTTGCCACTGGCACGTTGTCGACCGGCCTGATGTTTACCAGCGCCACCGGTGCGATTTTGTCCCAAGGTGACATTGCTGACACACCGGCCACGGCCATGGATGCAGTCAAAGCCGCCACACAAAATTGGGTCGACTTTATGACCATGTGGGAACCATTGATTGCGGACAAAGAAAACTTTGCCGTGTGGACGAATGCCCAAAACCAGCGTTACATGTACGTATGCTGGGACACTGATGCGCAAGCCATCGTGAACGGTTCCACAACCTGTTTCGGTGCGGTTGCTAAGTCGTTGGGTTATGAGGGCGTGGTTCCTGTGTACAACACCAAGGAATTGGCTGCGTTCACATTGGGTTCAGTCGCATCGATTGACTTCTCACGTTTGAACGGTCGCATCACTGCGGCATTCAAATCGCAAAGCGGTTTTGTGCCCACAGTCACCGACCAGCAAACCGCCGCCAACTTGTTGGCTAACGGTTACAGCTTCTATGGCTCTTACGCCACGGCAAATGACCAATTCAATTTCATGTACAACGGCCAAATGTCCGGCAAATGGAAATGGGTTGATACGTTTGTTGATCAGGTGTATTTGAATGCGCAATTCCAATTGGCCTTGTTGTCCTTGTTGACCAACATCAAGTCAGTGCCTTACAACGAATCGGGTTACTCGCTGATTCGCGCGGCAATGATTGACCCAATCACATCTGGCATCAACTTTGGCAGCATTCGCACCGGCATTAGCTTGTCGGCATCACAAGCCGCCCAAGTGAATCAGGCTGCCGGTTTGGATGTGGCGACCATCATTGAACAGCAAGGTTACTACTTGCAAATTTTGGACCCAGGTGCGCAAGTTCGTGGCAACCGTGGCACGCCAGTTATCAATTTTTGGTACACCGACGGCGGCGCGGTCCAAAAAATCACCGTCGCTTCAATCGATATCATGTAATTGGGGAAAACCATGGCAGATACAACAATCACCAGCGCGAATAGCGTTTTCACCCTTGTCGTCGCCGGTTTGTTTCCGGCACCGGTGCAGCTTCGCGGCTATGCCAGCGACAAGGCATTTGCAACAGAAGCGATTGATTTGGCCGAAATCCAAATGGGCGTTGATGGCCGCATGACCGCCGGTTTCACTCCAAACCCGACCAAGCAAACCATCACGCTTCAAGCGGACAGCCCCAGCAAAGACATTTTCACGGCTGTGATTCAGGCAATGAAGACCGCCCGCGAAGTGTTCTACATTTCAGGCACGATCGCTTTGCCGTCAACCGGCGAATCGTTCACGTTGACACGCGGCATTCTCACGAACGCCAAACAAATCCCTGATGCACAGAAAGTGTTGCAACCAGTGGATTACGTCATCACCTGGGAAAGCGTCAACCGCTCTTTGCTGTAAGGCAACCAGTTCGCCCCGGGCAAGATCCACAAGGTCGCGTTGCCCTCTCCCAGCGCACGCCCGGGGCACCAAATTTAGGAGAGGAATCACACACGTTACGGAGAGGTAACACAAATGGCACGTTCAACAGCAAATTTCACAGTTCAAGACCAAGGCCGCGACAATGGCAAAGTGTTTGTCTTGACAGAACTCCCAGCCAGCAAGGCGGAATCATGGGCAATGCGGGCCATCTTGGCACTCATGGCCGGTGGCGTGGAACTCCCCGCAGGATTTGATCGCCTGGGCATGGCGGGCATGGCCGAAGTCGGCATTAAAGCCTTATCGGGCCTGAAATGGGAAGTCGCTGAACCTTTGCTTGCCGAAATGTGGCAATGCGTGCAAATCATGCCCGATTCAAGCAAACCGCATGTCGTGCGCAATTTGATTGAAGAGGACATTGAAGAGATTGCAACCCGCGTCAAATTGCGTGCTGAAGTGTGGAAACTCCACACGGGTTTTTTGAAGGCCGTCGCCCCCTCAATCTCAGGCGGCTTACCGGCGGCGGCCAACAAAAAGGCTTCGCAGAATACCTAAACGTGTCAGCGCCAATCGGCACGTTACTTTCAAAACGCATGGCAACGCTGCATGAACTCGACACCGCTTATGGTGTTCAGGACGTGTACGACATGCTGGAAGTCATAACGGTTGATGACTACAATATGGCATTGGCTAATCGGGAATAACTCACATGGCAACCATCATCGACAGTTTGTTGGTAACGCTCGGCTTGGATTCGTCGGAATTCAACGCGGGTAAAGCTAAAGTCGATAAAGGCTTGCAGGGGACCGGCGCTGAAGCCGAAAAGACAGGCGGTAAACTCAAAAAGACAGGCAAGGACGGGGCTGAAGGTTTCGACAATGTCGCCAAAAGCGCCGCCAAATTCTTGGCGCTCATTGGTGGCACCATGGCCGTCAAACGCTTTGCGGAACAGATGATTGAATCATCAGCCGCCCTTGATCGCTTTTCAAAGAATTTGGGTGCCAGTGTTTCGACCGTGTCGGCTTGGTCCAATGCGGCTGAACTTGCGGGCGGTACTGCTGACGGTTTGCAGGGCACCATGGACATGCTCAGTAAGTCCCAAACTGAATTGCAACTTACCGGCCAATCTGGCCTGATTCCCTATTTCTCGGCATTGGGGGTGAGTTTGGCGGATGCCACAGGTAAGGCCCGTCCCGTCAACGATATATTGATTGACCTGGCTGACCGCTTCAGCCGAATGGACCGAACGACCGCAAACAATATGGGTCGAATGATGGGTATCGACCAAGGCACGATGCAACTTCTTTTGAAGGGTCGTTCTGAAGTCGAATTGTCAATTCGCCGCCAAAAAGAATATGGGGCGGTGACGAAACAGCAAGCCGAAGAATCAAGCCGTTTGCGCGAAGCCATGACGGGTAGCCGTCAAAGCTTTGAAGCATTCGGGCGCGAACTTTTATCGGCGGCAACCCCTGCGCTTGAAAAAATGTTTACTGTGATGGCCGACTTTGGCGCATGGTGTCGTGATAACAAAGAATTCGTGCAAGCGTTCTTGGCCATCATCGCCACGGGCTTGGCAGCAATCGCAATCGCGGCCATCCCCTTGAATCTGACCATCGTGGCCGTGACTGCATTGGCGGCCGCAATTGCCGCCCTATGGCAAGACTACGAAGTATGGAAACGCGGGGGTGACAGCTTCATTGATTGGGCCAAATGGGAACCCGGATTCAAAGCGGCTGGGTTTGCCATTCGTTGGCTCAAAGACGCTTTGGGGGATATCATTTATCGCGCGGGTGCTGTTGGAAAAGTGCTTTCAGCGGTGTTCATTGATCGTGATTGGGGTAAGGCCAAAATTGCCGCCGCCGAAGTCATGGAAGGCAACGGCAAAACCTACGGTGCCGAATCCCCAAGTTCAGCGCCCACAGTCAATCAGCGCACGGCAATCCCACAAAGCGCCGCCATGTCGTATTTTCAGGCGCAGGGGTGGACCAAAGAGCAAGCCGCCGGGCTTGTCGCCAATATCAGTCGCGAATCGTCGTTTAATCCCGAAAGAGTGGGTGACAGTGGCAAAGCCTATGGGCTCGGTCAATGGCATCCTGACCGACAAGCCGAATTCAAAAAGGTGTTTGGGAAAGACATTAAGGGTTCATCGTTTGAAGAGCAATTGGCCTTCATGCAATATGAATTGACGCAAGGTAATGAACGCCGTGCGGGTGATATTTTGCGCCGCTCAACAACTGCCGCCGCCGCCGGTGCTGCTGTATCTACGCACTATGAACGTCCACGCGATACGTCTGGTGAAGCTTCTTTGCGGGGTCAACTCGCAGCGGCAATGCTTGGGGGCATCCCAGGGGCCACACAAGCCGCCGCCGGTGCTGGCGCGGGGGTGCGTGCCCAAGCGAACTTGGCAGCGGCCCCGAGCGGCGGAAATCGAAGCGTTGAAACTCACATCGGTGAAGTGAAGGTGTATTCCGCCGCCACGGATGCGAATGGAATTGCCAAAGACATGGGCAAGTCATTAGACTACCTGTTTACTTCGCAAGCCAACTACGGATTGATGTGACATGCCACTTATCCCGTTCCCCAACATCCCCAACGTGCCAGGTGTTCCGGCAATACCACGTTCACCAAATTTCCCACCGGCGTTACGCGCCAGCTTGGGGGTGCTTCAAGGGTTGCTTTGGCGCGTTCTCCAAGTGCAAACACGCTGGGGCATTTTCGACAGCAAAGGGCGTCCGCTGGGCGACCCTTCAAAGTTGAGTGGGCTAGTCAGTAACGCATTGGATGCCGTCGGTATCGGTTCGACATTGTCGACCGGCTCCGTGGAGTATTCCAAAGAAACGCGCGTCAGTGATTTCCCAATTGAACAAGGCAGTTTTGCCAGCTACAACAAAGTGGAAACCGCAGCGTCACCCGCCGTGACGTTGTGTCTCACTGGCAGTGAAAGCAACCGTCGAAGCTTCTTGGAAGCGATTGATGCCGCGTGCAAATCGACCGACCTTTACAGCGTCGTGACGCCCGAAGTGACGTACATCAATTACAGCGTTGAGCGTTACAACTATCAGCGTCGAAGCTCAAAGGGTGCGACGCTATTGATTGTGGAAATCAATTTGAAAGAAATTCGGCAAGTGTCGGCACTGTATGGCATGGCGAATCCGGGTGGAATCGATGCGCCTAAAGACCCAGGGGCAACCCCACAATCCGACAGCGGCAAGGTGCAAGCCACCACACCACCGACGTCCACATTGAAGAGCCTTGCAAACAAATTGCCAGCACTCGGTTTGAAGGTGTCGAATTATTTGCAAGGGGCGACACAATAATGCAAAACGTCCCATTGCGCCCCGTGCCTTCACAATTGACCAAAGTTGTGTTGGGCGGCCAAAACTGCCAAATCCTGATAACTCAAAAGCCCCAAGGTATTTTTGTCGATATCAATTCCGATGGCGTCGATGTTGTCGTTGGCGTGCTGGCGCATGACGCTGACCCGCTGATTTGTCGTGAATATGTGGGCTTTGTCGGCAACTTGCTTTTCATTGATACCCAAGGTCACGACGACCCAATTTATACCGGTCTTGGCTCACGTTTCACCCTTGTTTATTTGACGGCGGACGAAAATGCCCTCATTTGACAACAAGAAACAATTGCGCTTTGTCATAACACTTGGCACTGGCAAATTCGGTTCGTCTGAAAACGACACGATCACGCTTCAAGACTTTCGCTCAGTTGTTGATATCGACAAAGCGGGCGGCATGATGATGGGCACATTACGGGCCAAGATTTACGGTGTGGGTCAGCTTGACATGAACAGCGTCACCACCTTGCAATGGAAGCCCGGCACGTTGATTCCAAACACGGTTGAAGTCTATGCAATCGACGGTGCAGTTGAAACATTGGTGTTTGCTGGCAACATCGTTAACGCATGGGCCGATTACCAAAGCATGCCCGATGTGTATTTGCACATTCAGGCCCAATCGGCGTTTTTCAACGGATTGCAAGCGGTAAAACCTTTGAGCATCAAAGGTGGCGTCAATGTGGCAATCGTCATGGAAAGAATTGCCAAAGATATGGGTTTGGTATTTGAAAACAATAATGTCAGTGTCATGCTCACCGATGTTTATGTTGCCAATACGCTCAAGGAGCAAGCCTTAGAACTGGCACGGGCGGCTAACTTTTCACTGTATATCGATGACAAGGTTTTGGCGATTACAAACAAATTTGAATCACGCAAGGGTTTTATGCCATTGCTTTCGTCATCGTCAGGACTTATCGGATATCCCACGTTTGATGGTGTGGGCGTCAACTTTCAAACGCTATTCAATCCAGCGGTCGTTTTCGGTGGCTCGGTGCAAATTCAAAGCGACGTTCAACAAGCGTGCGGCCAATGGGTCGTGACGTCAATCAGCCATCGGCTTGAAGCTGAAAAGCCGGGCGGTGCTTGGTTCTCAACAATTCGGGGGAACACCAATGGCCTCGCCATCGCAAGACAGTGACGGCATCCCTAGCGGCCAACTGAAGCCGCAAAGCACCTGGGGTGACTTCAACAACATCGCATTCATGGTGAATCAGGCGCTTGCCAAAATGCAAACGGCAACGTTGGTGCGCATTGAAGCTTGCACCAACGTTGGCGGAGTGTCGCCCGTGGGATTTGTTGATATTACGCCCATGGTCAATCAATTGGACGGTCAGGGTAATCCGACGCCCCATGTCACCATCTACAATGTGCCTTATTTGCGGATGCAAGGCGGCACCAACGGCATCATCATTGACCCCCAAGCTGGCGACATTGGTGTGGCCGTTTTTGCGTCGCGCGACATTTCCAAAATTAAGACCACAAAGGCGCAGGGTAATCCCGGAAGCCTTCGCCAATACAGTTTTTCGGATGGTATGTATTTGGGCGGGGCACTTAACGCGGCCCCCACACAATACGTGCAATTTGGAACGACCGGCATTAAGATTCATTCGCCAACCGCCGTGATTTTGGAAGCCCCCGACATTCAATTGAATGGGGGCACAATTGAAATCAATGGCACGACGTCTGTCACGCTCACCACGCCCACTTTCACCGTGAATGGGGCCATGAATGTAACCGGCGATGTGATGGCCAATGGCACTAGCGTCCACACGCACAAGCATGGTGGCGTTACACCGGGCGGCGGACAAACTGGAACACCCGTATGACGCGATTTAATACCCTTCTTTTGGACCAATCCCATTGGGATTTGGTTATCGACAGCGCCGGTGACATTGCCATGGCGACGCCCCCTTACGCACTGGCGCAAGATGTTGCAAGCGCAGTTCGTTTATTTTTGGGCGAACTTTGGTACAACACGCCCGCCGGTATTCCATATTTCGAAGACGTCTTGGGGCAGTTGCCACCACCGTCATTGCTCACTGGCTACATTGAAAACGCGGCGCTCACTGTGCCTGGTGTTGTGACCGCGAAATGTATAATTTCAGAATTCAACGCCCGGGAAATTACCGGCCAAATCCAATTTATTGATGAAACGGGGGCCGCGAATGGCGTCACCTTCTAGCGTGCCAAAACTCCAGTTCACCCAAGCCGGATTGGTAGTCCCAGCCGAAACCGACGTTTTGGCGGGTGTTCAAAGTGACATGAATGCCGCATTCGGCGGCGGTCTTAATTCGGCACTGGAAACCCCACAGGGTCAGCTTGCATCAAGTCAAGCGGCCATCATCGGGGACAAGAACAATGAATTTGCATATTTCGTCAACCAGGTTGACCCGCAATATGCGACTGATCGTTTTCAAGATGCAATTGCGCGAATCTATTTCCTGACACGAAAACCGGCCACATCGACAGCCGTGGCGTGTACGGTCAGCGGCATCACGGGTACTGTCATTCCCGCTGGCACATTGGCGCAAGATACATCGGGCAACACCTATATCAATGAAGGTGATGTGACGATTGATTCAACCGGCTCCGTGTTGGCCAACTTTCAAAACGTACTGACTGGCCCGATTGCTTGCGCGGCTGGCACATTGACTTCGGTGTATCAAGCCATCCCAGGGTGGTCAACCATCACCAATGCCGCCGACGGCGTCATGGGCTCGGTGGTTGAAAGTCGCGCCGATTTTGAATACCGACGTAAAAACTCAGTGGCGTTGAATTCGCTGGGCACACTGCCTTCGATTTACGCCAACGTGTACGACTTGCCGAACGTGCTTGATGTGTACGCATTGGACAACCCCAAGGGCATTGCGTCATTCACGGGCGCAATCGCTGGCACGACATTGACGGTGAGCGCCATGGCCGCCGGTGCGACTTTGGTTGTCGGTAGCGTAATCACGGGCGTTGGCGTGACTGCAAACACCATCATCACCGCATTGGGCACGGGTACCGGCGGTGCTGGCACGTACACGGTCAACAATTCACAGTCAGTATCTAGCGTGGCAATGATGGCGACGGCGGTGGCCTTTGGTCCCACCAATTATCCATTGGCCCCAAATTCGCTTTATGTCGCAGTGGTGGGTGGGACTGATGCCGATATCGCCAAAGCCATTTGGACGCACAAAGACGTCGGCTGCGACTACAACGGCAACACATCGGTGATTGTGCAAGACACAAGCGGTTACAGCTATCCGCAGCCGTCCTATACGGTCAAATTCAATCGCCCGACAGCTTTGCCCGTCAAATTTGCAGTGCAGATCGCAAACAATCCCACATTGCCAGCCAACATCGTGGAATTGACCAAAGCGGCCATCATTGCACGTTTCAATGGTGCTGACGGCACAAACCGTGAACGCATCGGCTCTTCAATTTTTGCCAGCCGATATTATGCAGCCGTGTCTGCGGTATCGGCCAACGTGTCGGTGGTTTCCATTTTGCTCGGCAGCGCAACCCCCACGCTTACAACTTTGAGTGTTGGCATTGACCGAGCGCCCACGTTGTCGGCATCGGACATTTCGGTCACACTGGTCTAAATTATGTTGAATGTTGAACAAACCATCATCAGCCAATACGGCAACAGTTCGACAATTCGCCAACTCATTCAGGACATGAATGAGTATTTGGACCCACGCGCCGATTTTGAGACTTTTTACAATTTCGTGTGGAATGTGGAAACCGCGCAGGGTTTCGGCCTCGATGTTTGGGGACGAATCGTCAACATCGGGCGTGCTTTGAAAATACCAAACGCCCCCAATTATTTCGGCTTCAGTGACGCTTTGCCTGGCTCATATCCGTTTGATGAACAGCCCTTTTATGACGGCACTGTGGGTGCGACGCAAACATATTTGCTGGGTGACGATGCATACCGCCAATTGATCTTGGTCAAGGCTTTGGCGAATATTTCAAACACATCCGCCCCCGCATTGAATCAGCTTTTGCAGAACATGTTCGCAGGCCGTGGCCGTTGCTACGTGAACGATTTGGGCGGCATGAATTTGCGATATACGTTTGAATTCTTGCTGACTTCTTACGAATTTGCGATTATGACGCAGTCGGGCGCGTTGCCCCGTCCGGCGGGGGTGGGTGCTATACTCATCAATACCAATACGCCGGTTTTCGGCTTTTCGGAAGCTGGTACGGGGTCGGCCGCTCCCTTTGGTCAAGCCCCATTCATTCAAGAAGGTGCCGTTTATGCAGTCAACTAACGCCCCAGCAAAACTAGTTTTGCCTTTCGCCAACGCTGGCGCTAAAAACACAATCCCCACAGCATCACAAATCGGCATTACAAATGGTGCCGCTTCACTGACTGACGGTTTCCCCCCATTAACTCGCACGCCTTTGGCCGCCGGTGGTACACCACCATCAGGCTTGGACATGAACGGCATTCTTTATGAAATGTCGGCGGTGATTCGATGGGCCAATGCTGGCGGGGGTTATCCCTATGATTCCGCATTCGCCAATGACACCAATGTGGGCGGCTACCCTAAAGGTGCCCGCGTCATGCGCTCGGACGGTTTGGGTTATTGGTTCAATACCACCGACAACAACGTCACGGACCCTGAAGGTGCTGGCGCTGTGGCCGCTGGCTGGGTGCCCGATTTCTCAAGCGGCGCGACAGCCGTCACGATGACCAACGCTAACGTGACGCTCACGGCGTTGCAATATGGCAAACCAATCATCATCATCACTGGTGCGCTGACGGCCAATTTGAATTTGATTTTCCCGAATATCGCGAAAGATTGGATTGTCATCAACAGCACGACCGGCGGTTATACCGTGACGTGTAAGACTGCCGCCGGTACCGGCGTGATGGTCACATTGACGCAAACCATTGTGGGCGATGGCACCAACATTTATTTGGCTGCCGCCGTTTCCAATTTGACGAACGCTGGCGCTTTTTACAAGGTTGACAGCACGACCCCAGTTTTCACGAAAACGGGCGCGGGTACTGCCACCATCAAAGCGGGCACGATTGTGGCCGTTGCTGGCCTTTTGCAGACCTTTGCGACAGATACCAACATCACCATGCCGACGCTCACAGCAGGCACGGATTATGCCATTTACGCGTGTACTGATGGCACTTGCCGTGCTGATTCAAGCTTTAGCGCACCGTCGGGCTACACGACCGCCAATTCACGCAAAATCGGCGGCTTTCATTACGCCCCAGGCGGCAATGCGGCCGCGCAATCTGGTGGTGACACGACACCGGCAATCAATGCCTATTCCCTGTGGGATTTGAAGTTTCGACCTGTTGCCAGTGACCCGCGTGGTATGACGCTTGTTGCCGGTGGTTTTTGGATGGATATTTACTTAACCGGTGTGGATGCCATCACCAACGGTTCAAGCAAATACAACGTTTTGATGGCTGACGGTTCTAGCCCACCCAAAGTGCCAACGATGTTTGGTGGCAACGGAACGACCACTTATGGGTCATACAACTGGTGGCAAGCAATGGAGTTGGCGACCAGCTTCGGTAAGCGTTGCCCAACGCAACAAGAATTTATGTCCGCCGCTTATGGCACCACCGAAGCGTCATCGGTCGGTACTGATCAGAACAATACCATCTTGAATGCGGCTTACACGTCCAAATGGGGTGTGATTCAAGTCACGGGCGTTTTGAATCAATGGGGCCGTGAACGTGGCGGTGCATATAACACGGGTGGCTGGAATCCAGCAACAGGCACAACAGCAAGTCGTGGTTCAGAGTACAACGCGCCCAATGCGGTTGTCCTTGGGGGTAACTGGAGCGACGGTTCGAACGCCGGTTCTCGGTCCTCTAATTGGATTAGCGCCACGTCGGCCTCGGGCAGTACCGGCGGGTCGCGCTTTGCCTGTGACCACTTGCAACTTGATTGAGGGCGCGAAAGCGCCCGTCTAAATGGAACCAGTTAAGGAACTTGGCAAATGCTACGACCAAATGGCAATCGTGGAGAAATACGAACGGGTGATCGCCTATTTGTATCCGATTGCACAGTCGATGCCACGCAAACATGGGGTCGCCCGAGAAATGTTCTTGAAATGTCTTCTCGGGATGCCGGATTTATTTTTTCAAGCGGGGAAATCAAACCAAATTTCAAAAATTTACGTAGCGGACGCAGGACTTGCGCAGCTACGTTTCTGGATGCGATTTCTCCTTTCCATCCATGTACTTACACCCCATCAACAACTGACAGCACAAATACTGTTGGCGGACGTTGGGGCCATGGTAGGCGCATGGGTGAAAGGGAGACAAAAGCCGGGGCAACCTGGGTAAATAGGCGGTTCTCCTTGGGGGTAACTGGAACAACGGTTCGAACTCCGGTTCTCGGTACTCTAATTGGAATAACGCCGCGTCGAACTCGAACAATAACATCGGGTCGCGCTTTGCCTGTGGCGACATTACTTCATCGCTCCGTCAACGCCACGGCTTGGCGGGCAGACCAAATAAAGTGTAATCAGCCGGGTTTGTCCCCCTTCGGGGAATACACGCAGGGGTTCGGCATAACGCTTAGTAGGAAATCCAAAGGCGGAGCCGACTTTTTTATGGTAAAGAAGTATCGACATTTAATTGAAAAAATAACCGACATTGACAATTTGAGATTGGCGTATGAAAAGACTGCCAAAGGTAAAAAGTTGACATTCGGTTATCTCGAATTCAAAGAATTTTCAGAAGTCAATTTGTTGCGCGTTCAAGAAGAATTGCGCGACGGCACATACAAAATTGGCGACTACCGACAATTCACGGTCTATGAACCCAAACCGCGCCTCATATCGGCATTGGACTTCAAAGATCGTTTGGTTCAACATGCGCTATGCAATGTGGTCGCCCCCATATTTGAACGCACCTTAATGCCCAACACCTTCGCTTGCCGTGTGGGTAAAGGCACGCACAAAGGGGTTGAATATTTGCAAGCAACAATGCGGTCGATGAAAGCCACGCACTTTCTAAAAACCGACTATTCAAAGTTTTTCCCAAACATTGATCATGGCGTGTTGCATGCAATGATTGACAGAAAGATTGATTGTGAAAAGACGCTAGGCCTATTGCGCGAAATAATCCCGCTTGAAGGCCGTGGAATCCCAATCGGTAGCCTAACAAGTCAATTGTTTGCGAATGTGTACGGCAACGGCATTGATCGCTTTATTCATTTTGATTTGAAGCATCGGCAATGGGCCCGTTACATGGATGATATTGTTATTCTCGGTCATGACAAAGATCAGTTGATGGATTCATTTTTGCGAATCAATGACTTTTCAATGGACAAATTGAAGCTGAACATCAGCAAATGGCAAGTCTCGCCAATTTCGCAAGGCGTCAACTTTCTAGGCTATCGCATTTGGCCGACGCACAAATTGTTGCGCAAAGATTCGGTCACACGGGCAAAACGCAAAGTCGCGCACTGCATCAAACATAACGACATGGACACCCTGGCCAAGTTTGCAGCATCATGGCAAGGTCATGCAAAATGGGCGGATACGAACAACCTTTTCAAATGGATGGAAAACAGATATGGGCTCACTTTCTAACACGATCATCAACAGCCGCGAAGACCTTAACGCGATTGTCGACACACCCGAGCATGCGGCCTTTATGGCAATGCTGGGCGGAACCATTTACAGCTTACACAAAAACGACGAACTCAAAAGCTGGGAAGTCCTGACCGACACGTCCACAATTGAGCGATTCGGCTTCAAACTGCGAGATTTTTCAAAGACCACCAAGCCTGATTTGCCCGAGTGGGTGGACACTAGCGCCGCCAACCCCAAAGTGGTTGGCGTTGACTTCAATGGCGTCATGTGTAGCGCCACGCGTGATGATCAAAATGGCGTCACGGCGGTGTTGATCGCATCCCAATTTCAAGGTGACAAATTTGCACCGACGAATTTTTACTTTTCAAACGGCAACAGTTTGCAATTGACAAAAGACAACATTGCGCAATTCGCCAGCGTGTGGCTACCATTCCGACAAAGCTTCTTCGCCATTTCAATCTGATATCCTTACGGTTGTCGAAATCAATCAATAACTAGGGGTAAAAAATGGCAGAACCGAGTGCGTCAGCCGCCGGATTAGCGGCCACAGGCTTGACTATCTTTGGGGTATCTACTGGCCTTGACCCCGCCATTCTCATCGCCGGTTTTGCGGGCGGTGTGTGGGCGCAAAGCTACCACCCACCCGTGGCCATTTGGCGTCGGCTTTTGATGACCGCTCTCGCATCCATCCTTGCGGGCTATCTGACGCCCGCGATTGCGGCCGGTGTGGCATCATTCGACGCTATGCGCAATGTTGAAGTGTTGCAGCTACCAATTGCGGTCTTGGTGGGGCTCACGTCGCATCGAATTCTAGGGCCAGCAATCATGCGCTTTGCGTCCAAAAAAATCGAGGAGCTAGTCAAATGAATACGCTCAATTTGATTTTGCAAACATTGGGGTTGACCGCATCCGCGATGATATTTTTGCGGGTTGAACCCATACTTAATCAAATGAGCGCGAATTGTCGCTTGATCATCCGAATTGCATTCTGGTTGCTGGCCGTGGGTTCAGCGGCTTTGATCGTGGCGATCACGCAAGGATATTGCCCAAGTTTGCCGTCACTGTTGCCCCTGATTGGCATGGCCTTGTTGTTGATGGGCGAACGTCGCCTTAAAGGTTTGCTCTACTACCAACGACACACATTCCTATGAAAATCGAAATCACACGCAAACACTTCTTGCCCACTTGCACAGTGGGTGAACTGGTTATTGATGGCGAATTTTTGGGGCTCACCATCGAAGACACCGTGCGTCAAATTGCAGGTGAACCCGTGGCGGCGTGGAAAATACCTGGTGTGACTGCGATACCTGTGGGTACATATCCCGTGCAAATCACCATGTCCAATCGTTTCAAAAAGCCATTGCCATTGCTCATTGGTGTTGAAGGCTTTGAAGGTGTTCGCATTCACACTGGCAACACATCCAAAGACACCGAAGGCTGCATTATTGTGGGCAGCACATGGGATGGCACATCAGACTTTGTGGGCGGGTCGCGCGTGGCATTCGAAAAGCTTATGGCGGCAATTGAAGCGGCCCCCGATGGCTGTGAGTTGACAATCGTATGAATAAGGTCTACGCAAGTCTGATTGCCTTGGCTTTGGGCTTTGGCGGTGGCTGGATGGTCAATGGCTGGCGACTTGATGCCAAGGCCCAAGCGGAGCGATTGGGGGCCGCTAAAGCCACCATACGCCTGACTGACGGGCTTGCTGCCACCAATGATGAGAACTTGGCCAAATTGGAGAAATCCCAAAATGAAACAAATCGTCTTCGTGATTGCTTGCGCACTGGCACTTGTGGGCTGCGCATCCACACAATCTGCCCCACAACAGCCCCCAGCGCCAGCGTGGATACTGGAGAAGGGGCCGAACTTGCGGAGCCTGCTAGACGCGCTTATTTCGCCCTACGCGACGCAATCGACAAGCACCAAGCCCAACTAGACGCCTGTCAAGATCAATTGAGACTTAGGACGCCTTGATCTCTATTTGGGTGTCCCCATGCTTCGTGGCATTGGTTTTTATGGCAACGAGATTCAAATGGTCAAGCATGCCAAACAAGATCGTTTGCAATTCATCCGGCGTGAGTGTTGACCACTCGCCCAACATCTCTTCAAACACTTCATCCCCGCGTTGATTTACTCTAGCCATGGGACCACCTCTTGATGCAATGGGCAGCTTCTGTCATCCGAACGCAACGTATGTGTTCATCGAGAGTCCCTCGGTAATCCATGCTTACGATTTCGTCATAAGTGAGCCGCGCACGATGCGGTGAAAGATAGAGAGGTTCGCACATATCAGGATATCGCTCGGCCCATTCAGCATCCATAGTGACCGCATCTTTTTCACGGATATAGAACGCCACCGGCCCGTTTCGCAACCTCTTGTCGTTAGCCCCACCATATTCAAATAAAGGGACAACCCATCTATTCAACATCGATGTGGCCACAGCATCAAAAAATTTAAAAAAGACGAACGCGAAAACGACATGCACAATCATTCCAAAAATGTTCATTTGGTCATCTCCTTTTATCGATTTACACAGTCAGTGTTGAAACGCTTTTCGTAGTCAGGCCAGCGACCAACTTTCACCATTTCGCAGTAAAGGTCGCTTTCACTCCGCATCGCTTCAAAATCAACTTGTGTGAAATAGGCCAAAACGGCCACAAAAAAAACAATCAGTGTGACGGTGGTTTTCATGTTGTCATCCTGTCTAGAAAAAGTCGGTAGGCGGCTTGCATACCGTGAACATCATCGGCGGCACAATTGGCGCGAAATACTTTTGCCATTTCTTGAGCCACATCAACTGGCAGTGCATAAGGCATTCGCCATGGCGTTTTTTTTTGAATTGGCGTTTCAAATTTCGCAACCGCCTTCGCTTGTTTGGTGCGTTGATCAACATTGCCACATGCAGGTGGTTCAGGATCATTAACGTCCCAATTTAGCCCGCATGCTGCACAAATGATTTGGTCGCCATATTGGCGGGATTGGCATTGCGTTGACTTTCTCATTTTTGCTCACCTTTCCATTTTCTGTACCAAGGGGCCATGTAGATGGCTGAACGTGAGATACCGACCTTTTGCGCGGCCGCATAGGCGGTCAGTCCCTTTTCAATGATTAGCTTTCGGGCTCTCGCCATTGCTGCTGATTCACGCGCTGGCATCGTATTTCCCTTCAATCACATCAAGTGCGAACTGTTTTTGCTCGGCAATGGTGGCCAACAAAACCGTTGAACCTTCATCAAGCAAAACCACAAATGCGCGATACGAAATTTCGGCAATCTTGTGACCTTTGTAGCGTCTTCCGACGTGCGTCATGCATACCCCTAGACATTCACTTTCAGGGGCATTGCAGCCGCTTTGAACGAACTTGCATGCTCGTTGTCTCGGCGTAAGCTGGGCAAACGCGTCTTCAAAATATTCCATGATTGACTTTCATTGAACGGCTTGGTTTTCTTGGATGTGGGTGTTGCCAAACATTTCCGGCGTCAGCATGTTGGCAATCAAAAGGGCTTTGATATCTTCGGTGACGTCAGAGGCCAACATAAGCTCAATACCCTGATGGAATTCACCCGTAGGCGTCAATTTGACAAAGCGAATTTCGTTTGTCATACGCAAGGCCTGGCGCTGATGCGGCGTGCATTTGGGAAACGCTCGATGGCATGAATCACAGCATCAATGCTTGACGGTTGCAAATCGCGGTAAGTCAGATTACCGACTTTGACAATAAAAAATTTCATGCTGTTTTCTCCGTGGGTTACTTGATCAAACAATCGAAGTAGGCAAGACCGAGGCCGACAAGCCCTGTGCATAGAAGGCCGAATGTGACGATGTAGGCCACCACTATGAGCAACGTTGGCTCTTTGTTTGTGTGCATGCTGTTTTCTCCGTTTGGTTGTTGATGGCCTAAGTATACGATAAATAATTTATCTATGTCAACACATAAAAACCGACGTCTTTCAGCATGGATTCGGCCTTGCTGACGTACCATGAATAATCAATGTCATCGGGGAATTGTTCAGGCAGATTCATGCATGGCCGCGCACCATAGGAAAGGCTCACTGTATTGCCGTTGCTGGCGTACACAATGGGGCCAGGTGCTTGGGTGCTGTAATACCACCGCACCACTTTGCCCAAATATTCGGGGGTTTGTTGCTCAAAACATGCGGCATAGGCTGTGGCCGCTGATGCCAGCGTGTCACCACGTCGCCATTGGCGTCCATCTTTAACCCAGCCACTCGCCGCCAGCACGCCGACCATGTCGCGCACCAATGCACCTTTGCGCGGCCCTTCGCCCCACATCTTCACGCCGCCACCGTTGACCTTTTGGATGGTCACGAATTTGCGAATGTCACGGCATGCGGCAATGGTGTAAAGCACAGGGACACCCTTTGCCAAGAATTCGGCCGCGGCATCTGCGCAAATCTCGACGTCAGGGTTTTTCTTTTCGACCAATCCGCCCTTGCCGTACTCCCCTTTGCGCTTCACATCATCGGGCGTCTTGATCGCAAAATAATTGTTCACGTCCCGCGCGTAGATCGCTAGGTAATCGTCAGTTTCCATTTCCAAGCCGGTGCGCTTTTCCCATTCGGCAATCAGGGCTTCAGAGATATGCAACTTGTCACGCGGGCAGTTGATCACAATGCCGTCAGTGTTGGCCGAGATAACGGGTATGTCGTAAAGTTCGTGCCATTCAATCAGCATCAAAAGTGACAATTGGCCCGTCACCGTTGTTTGAATCAACATGGTCGGCGCAAACAAAATGCTGTAATGGCTGCCGGTCTTGCCGAAAGTCCCGTTGATCATAATCTTGCCGCCGCCGTCTTCTGTCGTGGCGTCTTCATACTCCACGGTCCCTTCAAAGCCTTCCTTTTTCAGCTTCTTGGCGAGGGCTTTGGCAAGCAAACGGGCGTCTTTAATTTCCCCGAATTCGCTTAAAAATTCCGGCCCCAGCGCCGGTGGGAACTCGCCGGAATTCAGCATTAAATTTGGGTAATAGCTGGCAACGTCCGGCATCCGTATTTGATGCGTGGCGTTGCTGACCGCGACCAACTTTTTCTCTTGAGAGTGCAATCCCCCAATGCCCATTTTGTAGGTCGACTGACCGATGACAATTTCCAGCCCGTCAAGCTGTGGCGGCATAACGATCGTGCCATTGATGCCAAGTTGAAAAACGGACTGTTGCACCAACTCAAGCGCCCGTTGCAATTGGGGCGTCGCATAGGAAATAAACGTCGGCACCTTATACCGAAATTTCAAATTCCAATCAATTTCAGGTTTGAAGATGCGCCGCCCCGTGGCCTGTTCACATCGATGCTTCAACACCGCTTCAGCCATTTGCGCATCGGACTTGCTGCGAAGGTCCAGCCCGTATTTCTTGCCAACGTGTTCCCGCTGGCGGATTTGCGGGGCTAGGGCATCAAACAGGGCTTCAAGGACGCCAAGGTCGTTTTCACAATAACTGTCCACTTCCACAATTTCAGATTCGGTCACATAGTGGCTGGGGTCATAGGGCAAATCGCGCATGGTCTTGTAATGGATGCGACCGGCATATTGCTTTTGGCTCCCAGCCCCCGGTGCGACTTCCATAATGTCGATATGGTCCGACGGCTTCCATTCGGGCAAACCCAATTCCCACGGCTTCGCCTTTTCCACAATGATGCGGTCGTTCAACCATTTCAATTGTTCAGCCGTGTAGCCCGACAGTGCGGCCGCCATCATGGGCACGTCGTAATAATTGCCGTTGAAACTGACCGCGCAAAATGCGTCAAACAACAGGCAGATGCGGGCGGATTCAACTGGCGTGAAGGACTGACCGGCCCGAAGTCTGAAGCTGTAAACCTGTGCGCCCCGTGGCCTGAATTTCAACAACCAGTAGTTTGGGAAACATTCAGTGTCGTAAAAAGCCACGGGGCGGCGGTCTGGGGGCGGTGGGGGCGGTGGTGCTATTTGCATGCAGGAATCCAGCCGAGCAAGTTTTCAAATTTAGCATCACCGGCAATTTCATAAGTGCCAGTTTGAGCGTTCTTCTTAACATAGCATTCGGCATGCGTGCCGTCTTTGCGAATGCCAACGAATTCAAAATCCACAGTGTTTGGCAATTCGCTTAAAGCTCTGATGCGCGTAATGTTCATTTTGTTATCAATACTTTTTGCCGTGTTCACCGCGACGGTTTTCAAGTTTGTGATCAGGTCGATTCGCATTGAATGCCAACTTTTCAGCGATGGCCCCACCGAGGTCAAGATTCAACGCACCGGCCAAATCTGCAATGCGGATAACAGCGTCGGCAAGTTCGACTTCAATCATGGGGCGGTGGGGCAATTTGTCGTCATTCAAATTCTTGCGGTGACCTTCCATGCCTTCAGCGATTTCCGACACCACCAACATGAGTTTTTCACCGACAACGTGCGGGCGTTCGATGATGGGTGCGCCGGTTTCCAAGTCGGTCCACCATCCGGCGGCCACACTAGCGCCATGACAGATTCGCACAAGTTCAACGCCGCATTGCGCGGCCAATTTGTCGTCGTTCAGTTTCATTTTTAATTCCCCAAAAGTAAACCCAGCCCCGAAGGGCCGGGGGTTGCGTTAGGCAATCATCATGCCGTGTTGAACAAGCAATGCGTCAGTCCAACCTTGTGCAATGTAGGCTTCATATGCCACACCGTTGGCCGCTGCCGTCATTTGGCGAACCGGAGCCGCTGGGGGTGCCACAGGTACGACCGGCACATTTGGTGCTGCTGGCGGCATCATTGGTGCCGCTGGCGGGGGCACTTGCAAGAATGCAGGGTTAGGCGTCACAGGAATCGCCGGTGCCACTGGTGGCATCATGGGCGCGTGAGGCATTGCCGGTGCCACTGGTGGCATCATGGGCGCGTGAGGCATGGGAATAGCACCAGCAGGGGGTGTCATGCTGGCACCGGCTGGCAATGCTGATTGACCGAATCCGGCGCTGGCCACATCGGGACCGAAGCTGATTTCTTGACCGTAGGCACGGAAACAAACCATGCTGTGATTCAAATAAATGCCGGGCTGACTGCTGGAACCGTTGCCTTCAACGCTGAATGCGACTTCAGCAAAATAGCCAGCTTTGCAGAAATCTTTTTGCATCACTTGCACGTAGCCGCCACCTTCTTGTTGGTAAACCTTCGGAGCAAAACCGCCCGAAAATTTCAAAATCCAGTGGCCGGGGTAGCCTTCGCGGTCGGCATTCTTACGACCCTTCTTATTTGGAATCTGCGAATCGCCATCTTCAATCTTCCAGGCGAACGCGGGTGATTGCGCAATGTTCGGAAAAGCCTGATTGCCAACGCCCCAAACTTGCTGACCCCAAGCTGTTTGCGCCCAATGCGTTTCGCCTGGGTTCTTAGGGATTGCCAAAGCGAAAAAGTAATTGACACGAGGTTGACCGGCATTAGGGCCATTCTTGATGACCAACGGTTTGCCTTCAGCATCCGTGGTTTGGGGTTCATACAAGCTGCCGTCAACGATGCGGCCAACGGGCGAAGTGATGTTTGTTTTTGCCATGATGTGGATTCCTTATTTTTCAGATGATGTGTTCTCGGCCACAGTGCCTTCGGTGCCTTCGGTGCCTTCGGTGCCTTCGGTGCCTTCGGTGCCTTCGGTGCCTTCGGTGCCTTCGGTGCCTTCGGTGCCTTCGGTGCCTTCGGTGCCTTCGGTGCCTTCGGTGCCTTCGGTGGCTTCGGTGCCTTCGGTGCCTTCGGTGCCTTCGGTGCCTTCGGTGCCTTCGGTGCCTTCGGTGCCTTCGGTGCCTTCGGTGCCTTCGGTGCCTTCGGTGCCTTCGGTGCCTTCGGTGCCTTCGGTGCCTT